GGTTCTTCGTGAGTGTATTGAACTTCAGCTTAAGAAGTCTCAAGATTATCAAAATCCCAATTCAAATGTAGTTCAAGCAATGCATTATCGTCGTGGTGTTGATACCATTCATGATATTATGCATGGTAAGATGCTTCGTGCTCAATCGCTAATTGAAGCTAATGGCATTACTAACTTTGAATCTCTTGAAGATACCTATAAGGATCTTATCAATTATGCCAGCTTTGCTGTATCATATCTCCGTGGTAAGATGGAAGGTCAAGATCCAAATCGGGATATGTATAATCGTAAAATAATGAAGTTTACTCAAGATCCTTTTACTGTGAATGAACATGCAAATGGTCAACTATCAACTGGTGGTGCTACTATTAAAGGAATGGGTTTTTATGTAGAAAATGGTGGAACGATCCGCGGATGATGCATTCAACAGTTGAAGATATTCGTAATTATTTCAAGGATGCTCTTGCTCTAGAAGAATTTGTGATTGATAAGACTGGTGTAAAAACCATTGAGCTTATCAATGCAAGCTTTATTGCAGATGAAGAATCTATCTTCGGTGAACCTAATCATGACTATATTCGTCGTGAAATTGATTGGTATCTCAGCAAGTCCCTGAATGTAAATGATATTCCCGGTAAGGTTCCAGAAATCTGGAAGCAAGTTGCGGATAATAAGGGTAATATCAATTCCAATTATGGCTGGTGTATCTTCTCACCTGAAAATGGTTTTATGAGCTATCATAATATCTTTGCTCTTGAAGCATTTAAAGATATTAATAGTGATTGTCAATATAATCGTGTTCGTGATGAACTTATTGCAAATCCTAATTCTCGTCGTGCTGTAATGATTTATACTCGACCAGAAATGTGGTTGGATTATAATCGCAATGGTCGTTCAGATTTTATGTGCACTAATACTGTTCAATATCTGATCCGTGATAATCAACTTCATTCTATTGTTCAAATGCGAAGCAATGATGTTGTCTTCGGTTATCGCAATGATTATGCATGGCAAAAGTTTGTTCTTGATAGTCTTGCTGCTGAATTACATATGCATCCCGGAAATATCTATTGGAATGTTGGATCTCTTCATGTATATGAAAGACACTTTGGAATGGTAGTATGACTGATTGGAATAAACGATTTCTAGAACTTGCAAAGCATATTTCAACTTGGAGCAAAGACCCAAGTCGACAGATTGGTGCTGTAATTGTCGGTGGTGATCGTCAGATTCTTTCAGTAGGATATAATGGATTTCCTCGAGGAATTAAAGATGATTCTAGACTTCTTGATAGAGAAACCAAGTATACTCTGATTGTTCATGCTGAGATGAATGCTATATACAATGCAACATATAATGGAATCAAGCTTGAAGGCTCGACATTGTATGTAACTGGATTGCCTGTATGCTCTGATTGTGCTAAGGGTGTAATCCAAGTAGGTATTAAAAAGGTAGTTCTTCCAAAGGATATTGATCTTTCTAAGAATTCTCTTTGGACAGAATCTTGGTATAAATCTTGTAAAATGTTTACTGATGCTGGTGTTGAGTGGGAATTTGCATGAAGATTGCGGTTATCTTAGGACGTGGTATTGAGGGTTGCGGTGTAACTCGTAATGCTATTGAGTTTGTTAGACATTATCCAAATTCAAAGGTTTTTGCTATCAATGATAAGAAGTGGCCTCGCCACAATTCTTTGAAGCTTGATGCTAAGCTTTTTAATTGTGCAACTCATGCTGAGATGCTGGCTATTGCTAATGAAATTAATAAGGACTTTGAAGCTGTAGTTGTATACTCTGTTCCTTCTCTTAAGCACAGTGATGAATGTGTTAATAATTTTGTTGAGCTTCTAACTCTTATTAAGCATCCTAAGTCAATGATCCAAGTCGATCATAACAATGCATCTATTATTCGTAATGCACGTCTTGCAGATGTTTGTAATGCAATGGATCTTATTATGACTCATTCACTTCATGGTGCATTTGCTGGTTGGTGTGAAAAGAATAATGTATCAACTCCTTTGACTACCATGGGTGTTGGTTTTGATTATGAAGCACATAAGACAAAGTGGTGGAAGCCTATTGAACAGCAACAATCCAATATGGTTAAGTGGATTGGTCGTTGTGCTATGTGGAAAGGTCCCGTTGAAATTGTTAAGTTGCATAATGATTACCTAAGGCAGCATAACTTTATTACGACTCTGGAAGGTCTCGAAGCTTCTGTGCAAAGTCTTCTTGTGACCCATGAAGACGGTTTTAAGAAATCTATCAAGCGGGATGTACAAGAATATATTCGTGGTAGAAATCGTGCACTTGCTAGAAATCATTATAATAAAGAAGTTCCAGGTTCTGCTCCATATCTTTATCCTGACTTCAAGAATGAAGATTGTATGGATAGACTTTCTCGTTCCGCATTTGGTTCAGATCTTTATAACCTGAAGCCTCAGTATTATGGTAATAATATCGAGTATTGTCATGCTGAAGTTATTGCATGTGGTACTGTTCCTATTTTTCATAAGCATTTTGGTGATCACATTATTCATCCTAAGACTGGTAATCCAGCAACTCAAGATGATACCGGTGTAATTTGGTATAATGCTCAAAATCCAGAAGAAACTGCTAACCAAATTCTTAACGTATATAATAATATGACTCTTCGAGATGAGATGCGAAATAAGGCTTTTGAATACTGGAAAGGTCATTCAGATTCAAGCATAGTCTTTACGGATATAATCAAGAAAGTTACAACTGCTAAGAAGCATGAAAAAATTAGTCTTAATCTAGAAAGGTTCTTTTCTTGAATTATACACACGCATCAATTATTCCACTTATCGGTGGTGTTGCCCTAGCCCAGCATGAAGATAGCGGCCAAGCTCCTGAGTATATGATGACATATGAAGGCTTTCAAGCTAATGAAAGTCATATTCTTAATCATTATAGAAATGCTTATAATGTTGAGATGCCTTATTATTATCTCGATGCATTAGAACAGCCTAAGCTTAAAAGCGTAGATGTAGTTAATAGTGTGTGTCCTTGTGCTGGACTTTCACAGTTATCCGCAGGATTTGGTGATCACAACCAAAACAATCAATGGATGATTAAGACTGCAACTTATGTTTTAGGTACTCTTAAGCCTCGTGTATTCTGGGGAGAAAATGCTCCAGGATTTGCTGGAAAGATTGGTCAAAATGTAAGAAATACCCTATATAAGATTGGTAGGGATAATGGTTATACTATGTCGGTTTATAGAACTCGGTCTCTATTACATGGTACACCTCAAGTTCGCGAAAGATCTTTCTATTTCTTTTGGAAAGAAACTGATAAGACACCTTTACTTGGTTATTTTAATAGACCATGGACTAAGATTGAAGATCTTATTCGCAATGTAAAAGCAAATTCTCAAATGGAACCTATTAATCATAGAATTCCATCAGAATCAGATCCATATTATCGCTTTATCTTAGAAGAAGTTTTTGGCGGAATCTCACATAGAGAATTCTCAAACGAAAAGTTAGGATTTCTTCGAGTTAGAAGTAATGATGTATTCTCGTTTATTGAATCTCAAGGTTATAGTTATAATCGGGTTGCTGATTGGCTAAAGTCTAAAGGTTATGAGCGTGAATATGAAAAGTGCATGTATAAGTATGATAAGCTTCAGTCTGGTAAAAATATCATGCGCCGCGGAACAATTATTCCTAAGGATTACATTGGTGCTTTCGTAGGACATTATCCTACATGTTTAACCCATCCAGATGAAGATAGATATATCACATATCGTGAAGCCATGTCAATTATGGGTATGCCAGAAAACTTTGAATTACTAAATCCAAAGAAAAGCTATAATCATATTTGTCAAAGCGTTCCAGTAAAGACTGCTTTAGATATGTGCTCAGAAATCTCAAAATATCTCAATGGAGAACTTGAGATGATTAACTCTACATACACTTATCAGTACAATCATAGTCAAACACACGAGATTGAATCTGATGAACCCACACTCACATTAGAAAACTTTTTTAATTAAGGAACGTGATGGATCCGAACATTCAGTATAAATATAATGAGCCTAAGACTCTTAAAGACATTCAAGATTATATTGAATCTACTTATGCTCAGCATTATTCTCAAAATAAATTTCAAGCAACAGAGTTTATTATTGACAGTGGATATGGTGATGGGTTTTGCTTAGGGAATATGCAAAAATACACTCAGCGCTATGGAAAAAAAGGCAATCCAGAGGATTGGCGTAAAGACATTATGAAAGTCATGCACTATGCAATAATGATGTTGTATGTGCATGATCTAAATTATAACAAGGAAAATATTAATGGAAATTGATGATCCAATTGCATTAGTTCTGAATGTAACACCTATAAATTTTGTTATGTCAGATGATGTAATAGATCCAAATGAAAATAATTTTAATATTCCATGGAATAAAAATACTGTTGGTTTACAAGAAGCCTGGAATAAAGGATTAACTACAACTCAACAAGTAAGAAAAAATATTTCCATTGGAACAAAAATAGCTATGAATAAAATTGATCCTTCTGTTAAAGCTGAATATTATAAAAATAGAGATTCATGCCAAAAACGTAGATGGATGAATAAAAATGGAAAGCATGTAAGAATTCCATTTCATCAAATAAATGAATATATTAAAAATGGTTGGAGTGAAGGCAGATTAATGTCTAAAGATTCCAATGGTAAATTTAGCGGAGTTATAAATTATGGAAATTAAAGTTGAAATGGACGAGCTTAGAAAGAAAAAGCTCTTTGTTTCCGTACCTATGTATGGTGGCCAATGTGCCGGTATGTTCTGTAGATCGACAAACGATCTTTCTGCAGCAGCAGTACATTATGGAATTGAAGTAAAGTTTTATTATCTGTTTAATGAATCTCTAATCACAAGAGCAAGAAATTATTGTACAGATGAATTCCTTCGTTCAGACTGTACACACATGATGTTCATTGACTCCGATATTGGATTCAATGCTCAAGACGTTATTGCAATGTTGGCTCTAATGTCGACAGAAGATAATGAATATGATATTCTGTGCGCACCTTATCCTAAGAAGTGTATTGCTTGGGAAAAGATCAAGATGGCAGTGGATCGTGGTATTGCTGATACTGATGCTAATGCTCTTGAAAATTATGTTGGTGACTATGTATTCAACCCAGTCGGCAACAAGAGCGAGATTCCTATTGGTGAACCAGTAGAAGTTCTTGAATCTGGTACTGGATTCATGATGATCAAGCGTGAAACTCTTGAAGCATATGCAGCAGCATATCCTGAGTATTCATACAAGCCAGATCACGTTCGTACTGCACACTTTGATGGCAGCCGCGAAATTACTGCATTCTTTGATTGTATCATTGATCCAGAAACTAAGAGATATCTGTCAGAAGATTATATGTTCTGTCAACAAGCACGTAAGGCCAACCTTAAGGTTTGGCTCTGCCCATGGATTCGACTGCAACACGTAGGATCCTATATTTTTGGTGGCTCTCTTGCTGATCTTGCAGCTATTGGAGCTTCTGCAACCGTCGATCCAACAAAGCTTGGTAAAAAGAAGTAATTAGGAGAAATAAATGCCTACACTATTAGACCTCATTAATGCAGACCTGCAAAAGGCTTGGAATGCAGTAACCCATGAAACTCAAAAGGATGTAGTTCTTGTTGAAGCTGTTGCTTCAATTCTTTGGGATGACTTCAAGATCATTCTGACTGGAATGCTTCCTTCTCAGTATGCTATTCTTAAGAATCTTGTTATTCGGATTCTTCCAAGTGTAGCTACTGGGGATATTGCAGCTATTGAAGTTCTCGTTCTTCAAGCTGCTGAAGTTGAAGAACTTGGTTGGATCAAGAATCTGGCTTCACATGTTCTTACAGCCGCAATTGCTCTGATTCTTGCTGCTCTGAATAATCAGCCTCTGGTTCCTATTCAGCCTCCAGTTCAGACTAATCCAAATACTGCCCCAGTAGTTCCAGTTACAGGTGGTAGCACAAATCCAGGTACATTTCTTAGCTAAGACTATATCTTGGATTATAAGGTTAAAGAAAAGAGGAGTGTAAACTCCTCTTTTCCCTTTACATTTATTCGTGAATATTGTATAATATATTATAGTTCCACTTTTGGAGAATATTATGAAGCTTAGTGAACGTACTCTACAAGTTCTGAAGAACTTTTCTACTATCAATCCAACAATTTTCATTAGAGCTGGTAATGAAATTAGAACTATTGCTCCAACAAAGTCTATGTTTGCTCAAGCAACTGTTCCTGAATCCTTTCCTAAGGATTTTGCAATTTATGAACTCTCAAGGTTTCTAGGAGTTATTTCTCTTTTCACAGATCCAGATTTCGATTTTCAAGACAAGTATGTGACCGTTAGTTCTGGTAAGCAACGTGTTAATTACACTTATGCAAATCCAGAAATGGTTGACTCGCCTTCAAAGAAGACCAATAACTTCCCAGATCCAGTTGCAACATTTACTCTGACATCTGAAAGTCTCTCAGCTATATCTAAGGCTGGTGCAATTCTTCAAATGCCTGATGTTGCAATCACTGGTGCTGATGGAGTTATTACTATCTCAGCTATCAACTCGAAGGAATCTACTTCAGATACTTTCAAGCTTGAAGTTGGTGAAACTAATGAAGATTTTCAAGTTATTCTTAAGCCTGAAAACTTGAAGCTGATCCCAGCAGAATATCAAGTATCTATTACAACTGCTGGTATTTGTTGGTTTGAAACTAGCGATCTGACTTATTGGATTGCTTGCCTTAGTAAGTAAAAGGAAATTATATTATGATGGATCAATTCCTCTGGACCGAGAAGTATCGGCCTAGAAAGATTAGTGATACAATTCTACCTGAAACCCTTAAAACTACTTTTCAACAATTCGTCGATCAAAAGAATATTCCAAATCTAATTCTTACCGGTACTGCTGGTATTGGTAAGACTACTGTTGCTCGAGCTATGCTTGATGAACTGGAGGCGGATTATATTGTCATCAACGGATCTATGAATGGCAATATCGACACCCTGAGAAATGAAATTCAGAACTTTGCTTCTACAGTTTCATTCTCAGGTGGTCGTAAATATGTTATTCTTGATGAGGCTGACTATCTGAATGCAAATTCAACTCAGCCGGCTCTCCGCAATTTCATGGAAGAATTTTCCAAGAATTGTGGATTTATCATGACTTGTAATTTCAAGAATAAGATTATTGAACCTCTGCACTCGCGGTGTTCTGTAATTGAGTTCAAGATCAATAAATCTGATATGCCTACTATGGCTGCTCAATTTATGAAGCGAGCTAAGCAAATTCTTAGTACTGAAAACGTAGAATTTGATCCAGCTGCACTTGCTGCTGTTATCAGTAAGCATCTTCCAGATTGGCGCCGTATTCTAAATGAACTTCAGAGGTATTCTGCTATTGGTAGAATTGATTCTGGAATTCTTTCTAATTTTAATGATGCTGTATTTGAACTTTTGGTAAAGCACTTGTCTGACAAGAACTTTCCAATGGTTCGTAAGTGGGTAGCAGAACATATTGATATTGATACAACTGAGTTGTTCAAAAAGCTTTATGATACTGCTTATGATTATTTGCAACCAACTTCTGTCCCTCAACTTGTTATTCATCTTGCTGAGTATCAGTATAAGGCAGCATTTGTTGCAGATCAAGAAATAAACCTTGTATCTTGTTTAACTGAAATCCTTGCGGATTGTGAATTCAAATGAGTGGTAATCCTTTTGATTATATTAACGCTATTTCACAATCCAAGGTGGATTTGATAAGAACTGCAGAAGATCAAAAGGAAGCAGAACGTAAGTATAATTCATATTTAGTAAACAAAGGTCTATCATACTTTATTGATACGGTCCTGTATGCTAATGAAATGAATATGTACCACGAAATTGATTCCAAACTTAAGAATGATTATCTGATAAATACTATTAGATCTAAGAAGCGTTTTGCTAAATGGGTCAAACCGGTGTCTGTAGATGATCTAGGCTTGGTTCAGTCTTATTATAACTATAGTTATGAAAAGGCCCGCCAAGCTCTTTCTATTTTGTCTGAAGATCAACTGTCAGTACTTAGAGGTAAAAAAGAACAAGGCGGAATTAAATGAGCAATTTAATAGATTCCATGATTGAAGTCTATCTACCTAATAGAGATGACTTTTTGAAAGTTAAAGAAACTTTAACTAGAATTGGTGTTGCATCCAAAAAGGATAATACGCTGTATCAGTCATGCCATATATTGCACAAGCAAGGACGTTATTATATCGTTCACTTCAAAGAACTGTTTTCTCTGGATGGCAAGAACGCAGACTTTTCCGATAATGATATTGCAAGAAGAAATACAATTGCAAATCTTTTAGCTGAATGGGGTTTAGTAAATTTAGCTGATCCTCAGAAATCACAAGATAATGTGGCTCAGATTGGTCAGATTAAAATTATTCCATTTAAAGATAAAAGTAAATGGGAACTAAAGAGTAAGTACAATATTGGGAATAGATAATGTGGATTGTGAATGATAATCCTGACTTCATAAAAGTTGTTAGTAAACATCAATTTGTATGTTCTTGGGATGTATTTGGTAATGAAGAAGTAATATATAGATTAGTTAAAAAGCCAAAGTGGCTAGTTCGTGTAATGACACGTATCATTTTTGGATCAAAGTGGAAGTACTTTTGATCTTTTCATAATAGGAGAAATAAATGAAGACTTTTATTATCGCTGCAGCTATTGCAGTTCTTAGTGCTGTATCTGCTCAAGCAGAAGGTACTGTAACCGGATCAGCTCTGTTTTCCGGTGGAAATACTCGGCATGGTTTTGATCAGTATGGTCTGCGTTATAACAATGCAAATCAAGTTCTTGACTACGGTGTTGCTCTTGAAAGCCGTCAGAGCGAAAAGAATGGCCCAGATGCAACTTTTTTCTCGGGTCGTGTTGGTACCTCTCTTCCTGCATGGCGCGGATTTACCACTAAGGTAAACGTCGAAGCTGGTGAACAAGTTGCTTCAGGTTATCATGCCGGATTCTATGGCTATGGTGTTAAGACCTCGCATCAACTTGCACCTGCAGTATTCAATGTTTATGGTGTAAACGTTGGTCCTTTTGACTTCCGTGCTGGTCTTCAGCATCGTGAAGGTTGGAATGCTGCTTCTCTGAATGAAACTCAAGTTTCAGGTGGCGTTGCTGCTGCTCTGCCAGGTTCTACTGAAGCTGCTCTGAGCCTCGTTAATACCCGTCTGCGTGGTTATCAATTTTTTGATCGTGACCACAAGACAAATTCTACCGGTCTTATGGTAACTGTTGCTCATAAGTTCTAAGATTTGTTAATAAATAGTTCTGCCGATGCTTTCGAGGTCGGCAGGACTTATTCTTGCTTTCAAAGGAGAAACAAATGAAGACTTTTTACGACACTGCCTATACACCACATTTTTCGCGTTATACTATTGGATTTGATCCACTTCTTGATAAGTTGGCAGCATTTACTGCTAACACTGTGGTAAAGACATCCAACTTTCCCCCATATAACGTAAAGAAATTAGAAGAAAATAAGTATCTTATTGAACTTGCTGTAGCAGGTTATACAAAGACAGATATCATCATTGAATATAACAATGGTGAACTTATTGTAAAATCTAACACTACTCAAGAAGCAGATTCTTCTGAGTATATTTGGCAAGGAATTGCTAAAAGAGCATTCTCCCATAAGTTTACACTTGCTGATACGATTTTAGTAAAATCAGCAACTATGACTAATGGTCTATTAAAGATCTTCTTGGAAAATATTATTCCAGATGAAAAGAAGCCAAGACAAATTGAAATTGATGATGAAGAAAAAGCACATCAAGAATTCTTGGCAGAGACAATGCGATAATGAGAATAGGGGAGAGAAATCTCCCCTATTTTTTTATGTTGATAATAAAACTTTTTGTGCAATATTAAAGAAGTTAATTCTGTTTTGCAGATTTCTCATACTAGGATTAATGACCTTTGTAATAGAAGCATTATCTAGTTTATCGGCAAAATCGTTTAACCCATGATAATTCCAAAACCATCCGGCAGATACTGCTGCGCCTTCAATAGTTTCTAGATATGTGGTTGTTTCATCAAGAGTCTTTTGTAATGAGTGAGCAAGAAGAATATAATTACCTTTGAATGTAATTTGGATCAACCCTCTACCACGATATCTCCAACCATCGCCTGATGCTTCATTGCCATTACCATACTTACTTGCATAAACTTTATTTGCAATCATTTCAGGATTATGTGCATATTGTTGAGCAGTTGTAGCATTAAATGTATGTGGGAATGTACTCAGTAAACCCGACATAGAATAATTAAGATTTTCTACAACAGCATTAAAGTATTGTGATTCTGTTATAATCTGACCAAGAAACGATGCTTGTCTTAATGGAGTATTGATTTGATACATATCAAAGGTTTTATTTAATGCATCAACATAGTTTGCACAATGCGCAATATTAGGTGCGCAAATAGTTTCTAATTGTTGTGGAGTAAGCATTTTTTGTTTCCAATTAATTATGATCTGTGGTATAATATAGAATATATATTTAGGAGGATCTATGGCTGCATATTACACTGATGTTAGTATTCGTGGCAATTACATCTACTATCGTGGTAGGGATAATGGTCGGCGAGTTCAAAAGCGCGTTGAATATAAACCTTATATGTTTATTCCTTCACGAAATAAAGATTCACAATATAGATCTCTCTTTGGTCAAAGCCTTGATAAGCTTGAACTTGATAGCATTCGTGGTGCCAGAGATTTTGTAAAGAAATATGAAGATGTTGATGGCTTTGAAGTCTTTGGTCTTGACCGTTACATCTATACCTATCTCAATGATAGATTTCCCAATGAAATTAATTATGATCCTAATGAAATTAATACTGTAGCAATCGACATCGAAGTTGATTCTTCAGATGGATTTCCAAATATTGAACGTGCAGATAGAGAAATTACAGCAATTTCTATGAAGCGCCGTAATACGGTTATGGCATTTGGTTGTGGTGATTATGAACCTGCTGAAGGCGTGCTGTATGTAAAATGTAAAGATGAAAAGTCTCTTCTTTATAAGTTTCTTGATCTTTGGAATCAGTGGGATGTTGATATTGTAACTGGTTGGCACATTGAACTCTTTGATATTCCATATATTGTTAACCGTGTCAAAGTAGTACTCGGTGAAGAAGCTATCAAGAAGCTATCACCATGGGAAATCATTGAAGAAGACACTATTTTCCAAAACAACAAAGAACAAAAGACTTATAAGATCAAAGGTGTATGTATCCTTGACTATGAACAGTTGTATCGTAAGTTTACTTACACAAACCAAGAATCTTATAAACTTGACCATATTGCTTTTGTTGAACTTGGTGAAAGAAAGCTGGATTATAGCGAATATGAAGGTCTACATGATCTTTATCAACGTAACTTCCAAAAGTTCATGGAGTATAACGTACACGATGTGCTGCTGATTGACCGTCTTGAAAAAAAGATGGGTCTGATCAGTCTTGCCTTGACTGTTGCTTATGATGCTAAGATCAATTACTCTGATGTGTTTACTTCTGTGCGTCTGTGGGATGTTATTATTCATAATCATCTGTTCAAGAAAAATATTATTATTTCTAAGAATAAGGTTACAAAGAAGTATGATCAGTTTGCTGGTGCATATGTAAAAGATCCTATTGTTGGAATGCATAAGCATACTGCATCATTTGACGTGGAAAGTCTGTATCCTTCTCTTATTGTTCAGTATAATATTTCTCCCGAAACATTCAGAGGCCGTATTCATAATATGCCTTCTGTTGATAGTCTTGTGCGTGGAGACTTTGATAATACGACTATTCAGCAAAAGTGTATTGAAGAAAACGTAGCGATTACTGCAAATGGATGTCTTTGGGATAAGGACATCAAAGGTATTTTTCCAGAGCTTGTCGAAAAGATGATGAGTGAAAGAAAGATGTATAAACGTATGATGCTTGATGCTCAAAAAGAATATCAAGAAAATCCATCAGTTGATCTTGAGAATAAAATCTCTAAGTATAATAATCTTCAAATGGCTCGAAAGATTCAGCTCAACTCTCTTTATGGTGCACTTGGAAATCAATACTTCAGGTGGTTCCAAATTGAATTTGCGGAAGCAATTACTCTTACAGGTCAGCTTGCAATCCGTTGGACTGAACGACATATCAATACATTCTTGAATAAGACTCTCAATACTACAAATATTGATCGTGTTATTGCAATTGATACTGACTCGGTTTATCTTAATCTAAATGATCTTGTCAAATCAATGGTCAAGAATTATACGACAGAAAAAGCTATTGATTTTATGGATAAAGCTTGCGGAACAGTTATTCAAGAAGTAATTAACAAAAGCTTTAATGATCTTGTACAATATACTAATGCTTATACTCCATTCCTGAAAATGAAGCGAGAAGCTTTGGCAGATAAGGGAATATGGACTGCAAAGAAGAGGTATATACTTAATGTATACGACAATGAAGGCGTAAGATATAAAGAACCTAAGCTTAAGATGATGGGTATCGAAGCCGTCAAATCATCAACACCTTCATCTTGTCGAGAAAAAATTAAAGACACACTTAAAATTATTATGAAAGGTACAGAAGAAGATGTCATCAAAACAATCGAAGAATTCAGAAGTGAGTTCAAAAAGCTCCCGTTCGAAGAAATCGCATTCCCCAGAGGATGTAACAATCTCACGGAATACAAGGACAAAGATCTCATATACAAAAAAGGAACTCCTATCCATGTCCGCGGTGCATTGGTGTTTAACAATCTACTTCAATCAAAGCAACTCGAAAACAGAATCGAGCTTGTAAAAGAAGGCGAGAAGATTAAGTTCTGTTATCTTAAACTTCCAAACCCTCTTCGTGAGAATGTAATCTCGGTAGTAAATACTTTGCCGAGACAATTAGACCTTGACAAATATATTGACTATGAGTTACAATTTACTAAAGCATATCTCGAACCAATTAAAAGTATACTTGATGTAATTGGATATTCTACCGAGAAGCGTGCTACACTTTCAGATTTTTTTGGATAAGGAATTAAAATGAGTCTTCTACTTAAGCTTAAGAAAAATTCTACTATTAAAGAAACAGATATTCTTACTGAGTCAAATCTGTTTAATGATAAGGATATGGTTACAACACGAGTTCCTATGATTAATGTTGCCTTGTCGGGTGATCTTAATGGTGGACTTACTCCCGGTCTTACAATGTGGGCTGGACCATCCAAACACTTCAAGACAGCCTTCTCACTTCTTATGGCAAAGTCATATATGGATAAGTATCCTGAGTCTGTGCTGTTGTTCTATGACTCAGAATTTGGTACTCCTAAGGCATACTTTGAGTCTTTTGAGATTGATATGAACCGTGTACTGCATACTCCTATTGTTGATATTGAACGACTGAAGTTTGATGTCGTACAACAGCTTGAAGAAATTAACCGCGGTGATAAGGTAATTATCATTATCGACTCGATTGGTAACCTTGCTTCAAAGAAGGAAGTTGAGGATGCAAAGGAACAAAAGTCGGTGGCTGACATGTCTCGAGCAAAGCAAATCAAGTCTTTGTTCAGAATGGTTACACCTTATTTGACTCTTAAGGACATTCCAATGATTGTCGTAAATCATACTTATATGACCATGGAAATGTTTGCAAAGCCAGTTGTTTCAGGTGGTACCGGTTCTTATTACTCAGCAGATAATATCTTTATTATCGGCCGTCAACAAGATAAGGATGGTAAGGAACTTATGGGTTACCATTTTATTATCAATGTTGAAAAGTCTCGATATGTAAAGGAAAAGTCAAAGATTCCAATTACAGTATCGCATAATGGTGGTATCTCGAAGTGGTCTGGTTTGCTTGACGTGGCCGTTGAAGGCGGGTTTGTTGTAAAGCCTTCAAATGGTTGGTATTCAAGAGTAGATTCAGAAACTGGTGAAATTGAAGCTAAGAAGTTCCGTGAAAAGGATACTAATACTAAGGATTTCTGGGATCAAGTACTCAAGGATGTCAAGTTTAATCAATATATAAAGAATACTTATGCTGTATCCCATGGTAATATTCTTCAAGAAGAAGAAGGAGAAATTGGTTGATTGAGAACACAATTCTTGCACATCTGATTAACAACGAAGCTTATACAAGAAAGGTTATTCCATATATCAAGAATGAATATTTTTCTAATGAAAGCAATAAGATTATCTATGGTGCAGTAAAGAATTATCTCGACAAGTATAATTCCGTGCCTTCTATTGAAGCACTGAGAATTGATATTGATAAGATTAATGGTATTCCTGCCCAAGTTTATAATAATATTGAAGAAACTCTTGGTGGAATTAACTATGATGCAACCACAGACTTTAATTGGCTTGTAGATGAAACTGAAAAGTATTGTCAAGAACGTGCAGTATATAATGCTATTGCTGAGTCTATTACAATCATTGATGGCAAGTCTAAAGATAAGGGTAAGGGATCAATCCCACAAATTCTTTCTGAAGCACTTGCCATTTCTTTTGATGAAAGCGTTGGCCACGACTTCTTGTCTGACTCAGCTTCTCGTTATGAGTTTTATCATCAAAAGGAACAAAGAATTCCATTTGATCTAAATTATTTTAATGTTATTACTCGTGGTGGTTTGCCAAGAAAGACTCTCAATGTTATTCTTGCAGGCACCGGTGTGGGTAAGACTATGTTCATGTGTCATATGGCTGCATCTAATCTTATGGCTGGTGCTAATGTATTGTATATTACAATGGAAATGGCTGAAGAAAAGATTGCAGAACGTATTGACTCAAATCTACTTAATGTGACTGTAGATGAACTTAAGGTTCTGCCAAAAGATGCTTATGAAAAGAAAATGGATCGTCTGAGATCTAAGTGTAAGGGTCGACTGATTATTAAGGAATATCCAACATCTGTTGCTGGCAGTGCTAACTTCAGACATCTTATTCAGGAACTCAAACTGAAAAAGAAGTTTACTCCTGATATTATCTACATCGATTATTTGAATATTTGTGCTTCATCTCGTATGAAGATGGGCAATGCAGTCAATAGTTACATTTATATTAAGGCAATTGCTGAAGAAATTCGTGGTCTTGCTGTTGAGTTTGAAGTACCAATTGTTACTGCAACTCAAACTAATCGTGATGGCTTCAATAGTTCTGATGTGGATCTTACAAATACATCTGAAAGTTTTGGCCTTCCGGCAACTGCTGACTTGATGTTTGCTTTGATTTCTACTGATGAACTAGAAGAAATTCATCAGCTTCTGGTCAAACAACTTAAGAATCGTTATAATGATCTTAATACTCATAAATCATTTGTTATCGGCGTTGACCGTTCCAGAATGAAACTCTATGATGTCGAATCATCAGCTCAAAATACATTTGATGATACTGGACCTGTCATGGATAATACTGGATACGGTCAACGCCTTGATGAAGATCAAAACATGAAGTTTGTAACTAAGAAAGCTGGTCGTAAAGACTTTTCAACTATTAAGACTTAAAGTTTGTTGAAAGATCTTGTACCAGTTCATTCCAAGTCAGATGATTTGGGGCTATATTTTGTTTATTGACCCAGTCAGTGCTTAGAACAGCCCAGGCTTCTTCAACATACTTGCTCCAGAATCCCCAGGTCATCTGCTTGACTTCACCCCAGGTAATAACTACTGGACCAATTGCATTATAACCTACGACTGGTACAGCATGACCACCCCATGAACCTGGTGCAGCATTAGGACCAACTGATTCAGCCCAAATATCTTGATTTTGTGCTGTAATAGGAAGAGCTACACCAATATAGCATACATCAAATAGATATACACATAGCTTAAGCTGATTGATTTGACTAACTTCTACGGCAAGATAATTATTAATCTTATGACCGCCAATACCATGCCACTTCCAATAGCTAAGAACATTTCTTTCTACTGCGCCACGATCTGTATTAGGATCGCGTGGATTATATCCCGTAATAGCAGAATACATTTGTAAAATTACTGCGTCTGATAAATCAACTTCTTTTGATTGAGCTAAATGAGTCCATTTCTGAATACAGTGACCTGCAGAAGCAATTGTGCAATCGCCAACACGATCATTAGCCATCATAGGCCAATGAGAAATATCAGTATAATCTGTAACAGTAGCTGGAACATTTATAGACTCTGCAGTCATGTATGCTGCAAGATATTTTGTTTCTGGAGAATGCTCTGCAGGCAATTTTCCTAATTTCATTTGACTATGATCTACCATGATTAATTCCTTTTTAATGGCCACAGAGATATTTATATTTACATTAATTCATAACCAATATATAATCAATAAGACAATGACTACGTAGCTCAGTTGGATAGAGCAACAGCCTTCTAAGCTGTGGGTCGCTGGTTCGAATCCAGCCGTGGTCGCCATTATGGAAGCGTGACCGAGTGGTTTAAGGTACTGGTCTTGAAAACCAGCGAGGGTGAAAATCCTCCGTGAGTTCGAATCTCACCGCTTCCGCCAAACTTTTGTGGAGTTATATTATGCCTTATTCGATGTATAGAACAAAAGATGGTATGGGTGATTCTGGTCCTCTATCTTTGGCTCTCATTCCTGTTCGTGATGAAGAAGGACTGTTTTTCAAGTATGAAGAAGAATATAATGCTCGTCCTCGTGTAGGTGTTGTAATGCGAGTTGGATCAATGATGGCTCGTTCATTTCAGCAGCAAGATTGGTGGCAAACTACTCTCATTACTGAAATTACAGACGAATGGGAAGAAACAGACGAGGATGGTAATGTGACTGAGTGTGTTCGGTTTAAGACTGGCAACTCAACTTATTATTGGAAAAAGTTCTAATGAAAACATATTTGTATCTTGAACAAGGTGAACATTGGACTAAGGATGTAATACACACTGTTACTGAGAAAGATATTCTTGATGCATACTGGCCAGTTTGGTATCCATTGATGGTAAAAAAGTATGGCGAAGGTCATGAATTTATCACTGAAGAAAATTGTATTGCGGATTTTGTAACTGTTAATTGGGCATGGGAAAAACCAGATGACTGAAACAGAAAAAGAACTAGAAAGATATAGAAATGGTTACCAAGGCTCTTGCTATGCATGTGAACCTGTGGGTATGCTAAATCAACGACTACGTGAACTCATTGGAGAGTTTTTCAAGCTGCTTGATACGGTAGAAGAATCAAACAGTGGTCATGAGTTTCATCCTGTGCAGATTACTTGTTCTAGAGTCATGATGATGGAACCTCTTAATAAAGTTTTGAAAGAAATGAAAGAACAAGTCAATGAGTGAATATACAAAAAAACTTACTGCTGAACAACTTATTCGGTTTATTGCCACAGACTATGTTGAGTTGAGTCACGATAAAATCGTTTGGCAACGTGATGATCATATAATGATTTGCCGTGAATGGATGTTGAATAATCTACTGGAGAAAAAAGATGAGAACATTTGAATTTAGAATGACAGAATATAAAGAAAACAGTAGTCTTGATGATGCTGTTAGTGTTGGAGAAATTAATTCAGAATCAATCAGCCACCATTTTTCAGGTACAGATTTAAGTGTAGATGATCTTCTTTATCACTTTATGAAGTATTTGAAAGCTTGTGATTATTGTTTTAGAATAGATGACACTTTGGAGGTAGTTAATAACTACAATGAATAAGTATTTGGTTGAAACCATTTCTGTTTTTAGAATTAGATATGTTGTAGAAGCACAAGAAGAATCTCATGCTCTTGATGAAGTAGTTATGAATAATACTGGTGAATATAACGACGATTGGCACGAGTTTTCACAAAAGCATATCAGTGAAGATATTGTTTCATCTCGTCCATTGACAGATAATGAATTCTTTGATATATTTGATAAGGATAATGATTATCTCAAAACCTGGACTAAAGAACAGAAGCTAAAATTTATCAACGTAATTAATTATAAGGATTAATATGTATAAGTTTAAGAGTACTGAAGTAGAACTTGATTATGATGATGTTTTGATTTGTCCTAATTATAGGTCGCATATTAATTCTAGATCAGAAGTTAGTCTTGTAAAGAAGTTTACATTTAAGCATTCTGGTTTTTGTTATGAAACTGTTCCAATTATTGCTGCTAATATGAATGGTATTGGAACAAAGCATATGGCTGAAGCAATGGCTTATCATACTTGTATGGTAGCTTATACTAAGACAGTTTCTCCAAATGCGTACTCTTACAATAATACTTTTTATACTATTGGTGTCAATGAAGCTTTAACTGATATTCTTAATAAGACACCAAATTTTATCAATGTTGATATTGCAAATGGACATATGATTGCTCTTCTTAATAGAGTAAGAGAACTCCGTCAGCTATTTCCCATGTCAGTTATTATGGCTGGAAATGTTGTCAGCGGATATATGACCACTCAGCTTATTGATGCTGGAGCAGATATTGTAAAGGTTGGTATTGGCCCTGGTTCAGTATGTACGACTCGTCTCAAGACTGGAGTCGGTCGACCACAACTTAGTGCTATTGCTGAATGTGCTGAAGCTGCTCAAAAGATGGGCGCTCATATTTGTGCTGATGGTGGATGCAAGAATCCCGGTGATGTCTCAAAGGCCCTTGCTGCTGGTGCTGACTTTGTAATGCTCGGTGGTATGCTTGCTGGTCATGAAGAAGGACTTGATGATCTTACTTCTGAAATGGTTTGGAATGCTAAAATCAAAGAATATGAAATTCATTTTTATGGATCTTCTTCTAAACAAGCAATGGGCACTGTTGCAGAATATAGAACTGATGAAGGCAAGACAGTAAAGATTAAATATAGAGGTTCTGTAAAGAATACTATGCAAGATATTCTTGGCGGTGTTCGTTCAGCATGCTCTTATGTTGGTGCAAGTAATCTTGAAGAATTTAGGTATGCAACTGTTTTTGTAAGAGTAAATAATACACATAATAGGGTTTTTGGTTAAAATAACTATTGACATTTAATTACAAATATATTATATTAAGGATATACAATGCAAACACTTTCAAAGGTTGTACAAATCTGGAATCTGAAAGCTAAGCTTCAAGAAATGGTAGATATGGGTGCACCACCAAAAGAAATTGAAAAGCTAGAAGAAGATATTATATCTCTTCAAACTGATAATCTAAGTATTTTTGACGAAGACTAAATAGAATTGCTGGGTCCGAGGCGAAGATCGCAAGACCCTAACTACCGAGGGATAGCAGCACCCTAGCAATAGTGCACCGCACTGATAAGGCGGGAGTGGCGCAACCACGAAGGCACAGTCTAGGGGGACAGGTTCCGACTAGTCCTTAAACGTGATGGTAGTACCCAGCAACATAGCGAGATGGCAGAGTGGCTGAATGCGGCGGTCTTGAAAACCGTTCTGGGTGATGAGCCCAGCGGGGGTTCAAATCCCTCTCTCGCTGCCAATTATCGGAGGCAGGCTGCGTGGAGCAGGAGGTAGGAGTCCATACCTACATATCTCAAGTCTGGTTCAAATCCAGGACCTCCGCCAATATTATGTCAGTGGAGCCCATGTAGTCATGGGATTGGATTTAAGGTTGCGTCAAAGTGTGTGAGTCGGGAACCCTAGCATGTCACACCCCAAACTATCCGGGTCTACGTCCGGACCACTGGCGCCATATATAAATAAGTTTGTCTGTTGATCCAGACCAACATCTATTCGGACCGGGGTGCGAATCCCCGCGCCTCCACCATAAACACATTGGTTGCTTGCTACTACTTGGAAGAGAGCGAGCTTAGTAAGGTAGAAGCCAAGAATCTACACCAATGTGTTTATGATGGGGGCGACCTAGATTTCGACGGATAGGAAGAGGCGAGAGTAGGACACGGTAAGGAACGACCGCAAATTAGTCCAAAAAACGTAAATGCCAACGATAACGGTGTAATGGAGTATGCTCTAGCAGCATAATTTCCGGGGTGGGCAACCGACCTAGCAACAGAACTGGTTGCACTTTAATATATAGATGGTAGCATTTTGCTACACTCACACACAAACACTCACAAAGGAACTACCTATGGCACTAACACCCTATGAAATCCGTCTTGAACTTCTTAAGATGGCAAAGGATCTTCTCGTAGAAGAATATCATTCTCAAAAGTCTGCATTAGAACAAGAATGGTACAGCAAGACTGAAGTTGAAAAGCATTCTATGCATGAAGGCAAGCCTTATATCTTGCCAGAATATCCAAAGATGCCCGATTATCCTACAGAAAAGGATATTATGAAGAAGGCTAAGCATCTTAATGGATTTATTTCAAACCAAAAAGATTAATTTTATATAAATAGTAGATGTCATGGTTAATAGCCATGACATCTTTACAATGGAGTTATTATGAAGAAAACTAGTTTAAATAATTTTGATGGCAAGCTAATTTCAAAAAATGAAGCATTTGCTATTCAAAGTGAAGACTATCTGTCGAAGCTAGTCGCGAATAAAGTTTATGTATCGCCTCTACAGAATGTCAGAGGCAACATTGAAAGTAGTACCAGTCAGGAAAATATTATTATCATTCTTGAAGGTATGGGATCAATGGAGGTTAATGGTTCTAGAGTTCCAGTGAATGCTGGAGATGTTCTTCTTCTCAAGAAGAACGATGTCTATACTTTGAGTAATGATACTCTAGATACCGTGTTACAATTTGTTTCAGTATTTCCCAAGAAATGAATTGACTTCCTCCTAAAAAGGAGAAGCCAATATGGTTTTAAAGAAAGACTACACGATAGAGGCGTTTACGCTTTTATTCGTTATATTCTGTACTTTGATGACTTTTTATCGTCCAATACAACACCCTGTGCTGGTAGAAAAACCAGTTTACATACAAACCCCGCCTAAAGTGGTTTATATATCTCTTAAAGAAAGAGACTGCTTAGCAAACGCAGTATATTATGAGGCGGGCAATCAATCTGAGCTCGGAATGAAAGCAGTGGCTCACGTGATTGTTAATAGAACTAAAAGTAATCTTTTCCCAAATACAGCATGTGCTGTAGTAAAGCAAAGATACAACCATCACTGTCAGTTCTCGTATGTGTGCTTTGGAAAATTAAGAAAACCTGATCCAACGATTTACACTAAAAGTAAATCGGCGGCTGAGGAAGTATTAAAAGGAGAAAAAGACTTTACGAAGAACTCATTGTATTATCATGCGTCATATGTAAATCCACAATGGCATAGATACCATTATGCCATGACGATTGGACAACATATGTTTTATAATTTAACAGGAACAAAGTATGGCTACAACTAACAAGAATAAGTCAAAAGAGTTTTTTGAACATATAGAAGCATTAGTTTGGAAACACGATATTGAATATATCGATGCTATTGTTATGTACTGTGAAAAGAATAATATTGAACTTGAAAGTATCGGTCCACTGATTAAAAATAATGAAGTCATGAAGGGTAAGGTCCAGATTGAATTTGAGAATCTTAACTTCTTGCCAAAGACTGCGCGATTAGATATGTAATGGAAGCATTTGAAGCTTATACACTATATCTAGCTCTAAAGCGACATTTCACACCCAATAGTGGGTATGACTATTTCAAATATAATGGTAAAACTAATGCTTCTAAAAAAGCTTTAGAGACTAGAAAAGATAGATACTTCTTTCACAAACTATCAAAGAAAGCCGATCCATTATATTTTTTGGTTGCAAACTTTATTGAATATGGACACAATATATGGATCGGCGATCTTGTCAATGATAGTAAATATGATGACGCATATAATGATTGGTTGAAGAAAAAGGAATCAATATCCTATATTTTTTCACAAGAGTTATCTCAACTTGATGATGATTTAGATAAAAATCTAAAAATTGAAGATGGACAATATCCACATCTCTTGACTTTATATTTGAGAAAAAAGATCTGTATAGAAACACTGATACTACTTAATTGCGTATTAACCTTTTTACCGAAATGGCAGAAAGAAATTACTGATACCTCACTTTGGCCAGATATATATAATACAGTATTAAAATACTCAAGATTTGTAGATTATGACTTTTTCAAAATTAAAAACATTATAAAGGATAGATTTTTATGAGTTGGATAGATTATGCAAATGAACACGGATTACTCTTTGAGAGTCTAATTTCTTTAAACAAGTATAAGACAGTAGTTGAAGTTGGTACAGCATATGCCGCAACTACAAAGTTTTTATGTGCTGGTGCTCAAAAGACTGGTGGTCACGTACACTGTTTTGATCTTTGGGCTACTCACGGTCTTAATGACCAATTCCATGCATTTTCTTCAAAGGAAGAATGTCAAAGATATTTGACTTCTGAAGAGTTTGATAATTTTACTCTGACTCAGATGGATTCTACTTCTCAAGAATTTAGAAATGCGATAGAAGCACTTCCTACAATTGATTTTGCTTTTATTGATGGTTGCCATTCTTATGATGGCGTTCTTAATGACTTTAGTGTAATTTATCCAAAGCTATCTGAAGTAGGTACAATTGTATTCCATGATACACTTAGAATTGATGGTTGTCGGGAATTTATGATTGATCTTAGAACTAAGTTCTTTGATGGTACCTTTGATGTGATAGATATTCCGCATGGTAATGGTGATCGTAGATGTGGCATTTCAATTCTTGCTAAGCGTACATTCCCAATTGTAGATATGCCATGTGATGAAATCTGTAATCTTGAAAATAGATTAGAAGAAATTTATCAAAAGGAACAAGATTGGTTTAGTAAAGAAGTTGAAACCTATCATACAAATATTGTTCCAGTTATTGCACCTAAGCCACCACGGCCAAAGAAATATCTCACATTTAATACTTTATAATTGACATTAATTAGTGAATATTTTAATATATAACTATGTTGCGGTATTTCTCCTGGGAGAGGACTCAGCCTTCCAAGCTGACGGAACCGGTTCGAATCCGATATACCGCTCCAAATCATACACTGCTCATACAACAAACATATAAGGAAATACATACAATGCCTCAAGATTTTGCATCACTAAAGCGTTCGAGCGACTCTTCTCTTTCTAAGCTCACTAAGGAGCTTGAAAAGATCGGCGCTCCTAATACTAAGGCTTCTGATGAAGACCGTTTCTGGAAGCCAGAAGTAGATAAGGCCGGTAACGGTTCAGCTACAATCCGCTTCCTTCCGGCTCCTTCTGGAGAAGATCTGCCCTTCATTAGAATCTGGGATCATGGATTCCAGGGTCCTACTGGTAAGTGGTATATTGAAAACTCCCTGACTACAATTAATCAGCCTGACCCTGTTGCAGAATATAATTCTCAACTGTGGAATATCTCGGATGATGATAATTCTCCGACACGTAAGCAAGCTCGCGATCAAAAGCGGCGCCTGCATTTTATTTCTAATATTCTGGTTGTCAAGGATCCTGCTCATCCTGAAAATGAAGGAAAGGTATTCCTTTATAAGTATGGTAAGAAGATCTTTGATAAGATCAAGGATCTGATGCATCCTCAATTTGAAGATGAAGAAGCCATTGATCCTTTCAATATGTGGACTGGCGCAAACTTCAAGCTTAAGATTCGTAAGTTTGAAGGCTATCGCAACTATGATAAGTCTGAATTTTCTCCTGCAAGTGCAATTTCAGATGATGATTCTGAACTTGAAAAGATCTGGAATAAGTGTTATTCTCTGAACACTTTCCTTGATCCTAGTAACTTCAAGTCTTATGATGATCTCAAGACTAAGCTTAATCTTGTTCTTGATTTGAATAAGGATCAACCTAGGCAAGCTCTGCCTACTGCATCTGCTCCTAAGATTAGAGAAAAGGCAGTCGAAAGTCTTCCTGAATCCTCAACACCACCTTGGTCTGTAGAGGAAGATGAAGATATGTCTTACTTTGCAAAACTTAAGGCGATTGCTGAAGAAGACTAAGAGAAAAGGGGAGCGAAAGCTCCCCTTTTTTTATGGCGATAGTCTTTTAAGATCCAATGATCCTCGAGGTGGAATTGTTGGCATATTAATACTTTGTTGTGTCATATTGTTGACAGTTGTCGGAGCATTAACAATGTTTGTACCAGAACTTGGAGCATAAGAAGTAAGTTTTGATTGAAGATTTTGTTTATTAGCTCTTTCAAGGTTTTGTGTTTGAGAACTAAGAGCTGCAGGTTTCATTCTTTGTGTATCAGATTGTTTTCCTGATCCAAATACAGACTTTATAAAAGATTCTCCAGTATCATATATACCACGACCTGCGGCGGCTCCACCTGCATTGCCAACAATTCCTCCACCAACTTCTCCTACTAAAGTTCCACCAGGGCCTACAGCAGATCCTACAGCACCACCTAGAAGTTGGCCACCAAGGCCACCGAGCGTCGATGTACCTCCAACAAATAAAGATTTTCCAAGATTTCCAGATTTTTTATATTCATCGTATGCATCTAATGCTCCACCAATACCAGCGCCTAATATTGGAATACCTCTTGAACCAAGTTTTGCTACACCGCTTAAACCAATTTTTGATGCACCTTTTAAGCCAAATCTTTCAGCATATTGAGGTATTTTACCTGCAATTGTACGTAGACGTGCACCAAATATAGGTTCTTTTGCACCGCCCTTTACGGCAGCTCCAAATATAGATTCGCCTCCGCCTTTTACTGCAGCTCCAAGGATAGGTTCTGCTGCGGTTGCTCCAGCAATACCACTAGCAGCAGCTCCAGCGGCTTTAGCACCACCACTAAAAATATTTTTTAATCCTGATCCAAATATAGATTCTGCACCACCTTTTACTGCAGATTCAGCTGCAACTTTTTCAGCACCTTCTACTGCACCTTTTGCAGCGCCGCCTTTTAATACTCGACCAATTAAACTACGGCCGCGGCCAAGAATTTTGGATACACCTCCACCAAGTCTTTTAAGAGCTGCTTCTCCAATAACATTTTCTATTATACTTTTTAGTATATTTCCACCGGGCTTATTTCCAGATTTACTAGATTCATTTTTTTGAGCATTTTCTTGTTCATTTGATGCAATCTTAATAGGATCTGCTTTTCTAAGTTCAGCCGATTCTTTATTGCGCTGTTCATTTTTTGATTTAGAAATTTCATCCTTAGCAATATTTTCCGCATCTTTTTCATTAGTATCATCACGCATAGCTTTAACTATAGCTTCTGATAAGTCATTAAGAACTGATTTATCAATAGACTTGATATTAATATCTGTAATTTTTGTTACTCTAGGATTTCTAGTTTGGCCAGTTTGATTAGATGCAGTTTTAGCAAATGATGTACTACCTGCTGAAGCAGCTTGTGGTGTTACTGCTGAAGCCGCAGCTTCTTGTTCAGCTTTTGCTTTTTGCTCTTCTTCATGTCTTTTATCTTTTAAAGAATAAAATGTATCAGATAAAAAGTTAACAGCTTTTGCTGTTACAGGTGCTTGCTGTTCAAGTATATTTCTAAATCTACCATATCTAAGATTTCTTTCAACAACACCATGTACACGATCACCAGTTTCAGGGTCAACACCACCCTTAAAATAAGTACTGGCACGTTCTTTTGCCATTTGAGTAAATGATGATCTAAATGATTGTTTATTATTGGTAGTAGAATTAGTATTATTATTTGTAGTTGTAGTATTGGTAATATTTTGAGCTGCTTCTTGAGCTTTCTTTTTCTCAGCTTCTCTTCTTTCAAGTTCAGCTTTAGCTGCAGCTGTTCTTAAAAATTTATTAGTATCAGCATCACGATAGCGCTTTGTTGCTTCAACATACTCAATATTCTTTATATTTGTATAGTCTGGTCCAGTAGGTGCTAATGGTGTCTTTACAATATCTGGATTTGTTTTTCTACGTAAAGCACGGCCTTCTGCATCATCAATTCTATCAAATATAGTTTTTTTAGAAGAATTGACACGAGTTGCAGCTCGGTCTTTTCTCTCTGCAGAGATTTGATCAGCTAACTTAGCAATAGATTCTGCAAGCTTTGATAAATTTGATTCTAACTTATCAACTTTATCTTCAAGTTTATCTACAGAACGATTTAATCTTCTATCCATTTATCCGCCTGATTCTCTCATTTGTGCCATACGTGCATTTTCTTCTTCAATATAATTTTGAAGTAAACCTACATAGATATCACGTTCAAATGGTATAAGGTCTTCAAGTTCACTAATAGAATATTTATGTATTTGGATTAAAGAAAAGTTCAAAACATAATAGTTAGCCAAAGATGTATGACTAACTCCTACGAAAAAAAATCATCAATACCTAGCAGAGTAATAGTCTTCTCTGTCCCATTAGAATCTTTATAATGAAGCTCATGCTTGAGTACAGGCATTGTTTCAAAGAAGTTTGCAACATTTTCAAATTGATCTGCTGGAATAGATTCAATGAAGTCAACAATTTCTTGATCTGGAACAGTATCAAGTGTATATACTTCTTCAGGACCAAATATACTCTTAATACAAGACTTAACTAAAGCAATAAGATCTTCTGTTTTATCACTCTTATCTTTTCTTTCAATAATAGTTTCAACTGTAGGATATTGCATAACCAATCCTAAAGAAGATGATAGATTGATTGTTGTGCTATGATTAGGATCACGAGTTATTTCGACTGTGTCAAGATCTACTTCAAAAGTATAGATTTTCTTATCATCATTATCTTGATACTTCAATTCAACAATATTTCCAACAGATTTTGCTCTGATCTTTAAGAAACAATATTCGAGATCAAAGATTGGTAGCATACCAATATCCATTGGCAAGTTAATAGCACAATTATTGACAACCTGACGCATAGCAGTCAACTTATCATTAATGTTTTCGCTTTCTTGAGCAATAAGAAGAATCTTTTCTTCTTTTACTGTGAATGGTCTAAACTTGAGAGGCTTTTGAGTAGAAGGTAAAGTCAATTCAAATATAGGATAATTAATTTTAGGTAAAGACATTATTAAAACTCCAAATATATTATATAATTAATGGGTTACTAGCACTTCTAACAAAAGCATTAAGCCCATTTACAGGATCTACTTGAGGAGATATAGCAGTCAAATTATTTAAGGCCTGGCCTTGTAATTGACTACCAATACGTTGAGGTGCTGATGCAGTTTGAGCTATAATCGCTCTTTGTTGAATATATCTAGTAAAATTAAATGTTACACTAAGGCTTACTATTGTATCAAATGCTGCCCAACTTAAATTTACATCGCTAATGCTAGATGGATATGCTTCAAAAAATTGATAGTTGATAAGCTTATTTTTTGCAGGATCATAATGAACAGCTTGAAGTGTAGTAGTATACTTATTTTTATATTTTACTAAGTATTGATTAGCTGGAGATTTTTCTACATTGTTGTTATAAATGTAATCTATCCAATCTCTGAATACTTGAAGTGATTCTCCCTTAGCATCACTTAAGAATACTACATTAAGCTTTCCAAAATTAATTGAAACCGGAAAGCTTTCTTCATATCCAATTGTATTTCTTCTAATATTGACGGTCTCAAGATTTACACCAGGAACAGTGACAGCTGATGCAGTCATACTGAGATTTTGAATACCAGTTGGTCCATATGCACTAGAAACTGCAGTAGGTAAAGTAAATAAAACTTGAAAATGTGTAGCTTGGCTATAACCACCTTGGCCTCTAGCATACGATGAAATATCTGCTATACTAAATGTCATGATCTTAACTTTCTTACGCTATCTGCCCAAACTTTTTGGCTAGTTGCACCAATAAAGTTTTCTGTTGGTAGAAATAAAGCAATATCCCATGTATCTGGCGATACATATATGAATTTTGATCTAAACTGAGAATATAAATATCTTTTTAAGCATGGTTCATAATATTTCAATTGTGAAACAGAACGAAGTAATCCATAGCTTAATCTTACTTTTGCTTTTTCAGATAGTTTAGGATCTGAGTTAAATGTATATAATGCATCCATTAGTCTTGCACGTAAAGGTAATGGAAGATAGTGAAAATTGATTCCAAGAAATCCATCAGAATACAAATTGACTGGAAAAATTATTGGGTATTGGTCATAATATGGAAGAGTTTCTGCATGCTTAGCTTTATATGCAAACATGTACATATTTCCTGGAAGTATTTTTGTTTGTGCTTGTGATCTTTGATTTAGTAATTGAGTACGATTAACTGAGCTATATGTTTTGGCAATATTTCTATACCAATCAATAGCTTTCTTTTGAGTTCCAGGAATAAGACCTTTAGCCTTACCTTGGTTAAGAATAGTTGTAAAGATATACTTATCAATCTGCGTATTAGCCATTAAAACTTCAATCCTAGATCTTTTTCTGTAACAATACTGAATGCCCAGCCTTTAGATCTACAAAATGCTTCGGCAGCTTCCCACTTTCTTTTATTTATAACATAAGTTTTAACTTCGTTTAGATATACTCTTTCATTCTTACCTCTTTTAGGATGCTGAGTTTGTTTATATGGCTTAATTTCATATACTGCTTCAGCAATGTTTCCAGTAGGCGTTTTAGTTTTAACATAAAAATCAGGAAAGTATCTATGAATTTTATCATCTAATGGAGATCTATAAGGAACACAAAACTCTTCAGATGCCCATTGTAATACACTAGGATGATTGTCAAGATATGACATAAACTTAAGTTCCCAACGAGATCTATAAACTATATTGGTAGGATCTCCAATATACTTTGAGGGATTCTTAGGTTTGAATTTTCCTTTGTATGCCATTTTTTTCTTATAAATATATTGACTATTTTATATTTAGTGGAAAAATATATGGCATCTCCAGAAAAAAAAGTCTCAGATTATCAAAATGGAAAAGCTCCGGTCACGTATTCATTTCCAAGTAATTCTGCAGAACTTAATCATGGATCAACTTTGATTCTTTTTAGAAAATATCAAAGAAGATCAGCTTTAACAAAACCTGAAATAACTGCTAAAGCATCTATTCAGTTGCCTATACCTATTCGTGGCTTTACTGATAACACTGCTTTAAAATTTGATGCTGTAGAATTAGGACCAGTTATTGGTGGATTATTAAACTCGGGAAGTGTTACTGCTGCTAGAGATGGTGCAATATCATTTGCAGGCCGCAGTGTTATATCAAGTCTTGCGGGTATAGGTTCAGAATTTCTTCATGCAGGTACTGCAGAAGCTGGAAGAAGTGCAGTTTCAGACTTATTAGGTGTAGCTGATAACCCAAACTTATCTTTAATATTTAAAGGCGTAGAACTTAGAAAACACAGTTTTACATGGAGACTGATTGCAAAATCACCAGAAGAAAATCAGCAATTATCTCAAATCATTTTTACAATGAAGCAATTAGCGCTTCCTAGTAAAGGCGCGTCTGGTTCAGCCTTTTCGTTAGGATATCCACATTTAGTTGATGTATCGTTTAAGCCAAAAAATTTAATTCCTATGTCACAATTTGGTTCTTTTGTAACCAGCATCAATGTTGATTATTCTGGTGATGGTCATCCTTCATTCTTTGAAGACGGTGCACCTACAATTATAGATCTAACTATGAATATAGAAGAAAGATTCATAATGACTACAGAAGATGTTACAAGTTATGGAAAGCCATTTTAATGCCAGGATATTTTAATAATTTCCCTATTATAACTTACAATAATAATAAAGCCGTGAATATTACAAAGCGTGCTAAAATTATAGAACTATTCAAGACTAATGCTGTTGACTTTTATAATTATACAATTAGAAATAATCAGAAGCCAGATTATATTTCTCGTGCTTATTATAATTCACCTGAATATGATTGGATCATATTCTTATGTAATAATATATTGGATCCATATTATGATTGGACTCTCAATACTACTGAATTTGAAAGTTATCTTGCAAAAAAATATGAATCTGCTCCAGGTCTTAATGATGGAATAACTGTTGCACAATCTACAATAGCATATTATAAGCAAACACCTAAAGACTATTATATAAACAATGCAAATAATGATTATGCTGATGCAAATGCATATGCGCTTAATCCAGCAAAGTATTCAGGATATTCTAAAATTACATTAGATAATGATGTGCTTTTAACTCCTATAGTTGTACCAGTTGGAAATATATCATTGACTACAGGATCGACCGTAGTCAATGCAAATAGTTGTTCATTTGCAAATGTTCCAGTTGGTCAAGGGTTATATATATTTTCTAGCAATACATCTAATTTTATAGCAAATTATAGTAATGAAATTGGTGTAGTTGCAACTAAGACTAGTAATACACAATTAACATTAAACTATCCATCGACAATTACAAATAATAGTTTAACTGTTGCATATGTAACTTGTGGAAATTCTGATTATTATCCTGTAAGTGCATATGAAGATGAAGTTATTAAAAATGAAAATAAGAAGTTTATAAAGCTTCTTGATGATTCATTAGTTTCACAAATTGAAAATCAACTGAGTGTGATATTGAATGTCTAATATTAGTGCATCTTCTGATTCCAATGATTCTACTGGTTATGGTAATTTTGGATCAATTAAAAGCTTAAAAGTTATGCTTAAAAATGTTGATGGCAGTGCAGCCATTGATATATCTTTGCAAACTACTGAAATTGCAATCTACGAAGATATTTTTAGCAAAACTATTTTTGGAACTATGGGAATTAAAGATCCAGTCAATATAATGAATGGATTGGAAAATAAAAGATTTTTTCCTTTGATTGTTGGTGAAGAATTTATTGAAATTGAATGTGAAGTTTATGGATTTCCACTATTCAAAAGACGCTTTGCTGTAAATGCAATTAAAGATATTGCTATTGATGCAAAAATGACTACACGTACGTATATGATTGAATTTTGTTCAGAAGAACATTTATTAGATTCTGTTCAACTTGTACAAAAAAGTTATCAAGACCAAATTAGTAATATGGTTGAAGATGTATTAAAAACTTATCTATATGTTGATAAAGAATTACCAAACGGTAAGAAAAAGAAAAGTTATGATATTCAACCAACAAAGGATAAGCAAAATATTGTTATTCCAAGATTATCTCCTCTTGAAACAATGGACTTTTTTGCAAGAAGATCTATTGCAAAAGATACTTTTCAGTCATCTTCATATCTATTCTTTGAAAATAAAGATGGATTTAATTTTTGTGATATAGAATATCTTATTAAGCGTGGAAAAGACAAATATTATTCTAATACACCAACATATCAATATTTTTATGGTGATCAAAAGATTGTTGAATCTGCAGGATCAGCTGAACCAGCTATTCCAGATGATCAAAGAGCTTTCAAAACTGTTATCAGTATGACTCAAAAGCATAAATTTGATACTATTGAGAAAATCACAGGTGGATATTTTGAAAGTGATGTTATCTTATATGATTTCTTAAATAAAGATTTCTCAAATACAACTTTTCAGTTTATTAATGAATACAAAAAGATCAGCACTCTTGGTGCAGGTGGAAATAGTGCAGTAAAAGACGTTGCAGAATCAGCATACCCTGAAAATAGTATAGATTTTATAAATCAGGTTACATCACAAAATACTAATGGTGGTGGAGTATTAAGTGCTATTGCTGGTATTCTCGGATTACTTGGAAATAAACCAGCACCAAAGCATACTAAAACATTTTTTATGGTTTCTGATTCATCTCAACCAAATACATATTTGGATACGATATATACTAATAGAGCATCTTATATGACAAGATTCTCTCAAAATATGTTTACGGCTGAAACATATGGAGATCCTAATATTACTGCTGGTGATGTTATTACACTAGATCTTGTCGATCCTATAGGCTTAGGTGGATCTGGAGAAAATTATAAAAGAAATCCTGATAGATTTTTATCTGGTTATTTTATGATAACATCAATTCAGCATAAAATAACACCAGATTCATATCTTATGAAATTTGATATGTTTAAGAATGGATTTTCAAATCCAGTTGTTACGACTAAAAATGGAACTAGACCAGAAGGGGCTGCTGGAGCATATATTAATGCTGCTGCTCCAGCAGTAGGACAAAATAAGAAGGTTCAGTAATGATTAGTAATTTTGCCGGAATTGATGGGCATTTTCTTTGGTTTTTTGGAAGAGTTGTAGATAGAAATGATCCTCTTGCTCTTGGTAGAGTAAGAGTTCGTGTATTTGGAATTCATCCAGATGATACTTCTTTAGTACCAAATGAGCATTTACCATGGGCAATGCCTATTCAACCTATTACATCTGCAGGTCAGGCAGGTGTTGGTAGGTCTCCTACAGGTATGATGGAAGGAACTCATGTATTTGGTTTCTTTGCTGATGGTCGTGATTGTCAGATTCCATTTATCTTAGGAACTATTGCTGGCGGCCAAGGGCATTTTCAGTCTGGACAAAATAGTACATCAAATCCAAACAATAATGTTTCTGGAAACGATCAAAATGTTGCAAATCAAAATGATCCTATTGCTAAACTAGAATCAAGCAATTCATCTGCACCGTTTGCTGGTAAGGCAGGTCCTATCGGTCGTCAGCTTATGCGAGATTTTGGTTTAACTGATTATCAAGCAGCAGGTATACTTGGAAACTTTGGTAGAGAGTCAAGACTGATTCCAAATATCAAACAAGCAACACATCAACATCCTCAAATTACATGTGGACCTTGTTTTCCAAAAGGAGCTCTTGCTGGATATGGCTGGGCTCAATGGACAAATCCTGGAAGAATGGATCTGTTTATTGATTTTGTTCAGAAAAATTTCAATGTTGATATTACTAAAGATTCTGCAACAGATGAGCATAACTATGCATATTTTGTACACGAGTTAAATACAATATCTGCATATAAGACAATTATTCCTGCTTTAAAGAAAGCTCAAAATATAGATCAGGCTTCTGAAATATTCATGGACAAATATGAAAGACCTAGCCCATCTTCAAGAGCATCAAATCTACAAAAAAGTAAAAACTTTGCACTTCAAGCATTGCAATCTATTAATGGATCTTCTGTTCCAATGAGATCTACTGCAAAAAACCAAAATAAGGGCGGATCAGGACTTGGCTAATACTATATCATATCCAAATATTCAAAATTATATTAGTAATGCGTTTTATTCATATGCAAACGGTGCTGCATATGTTAGTGGAATAACTGCAAATGATATTCTTAACACTGCTTTAGTAACTCTTATCAATAATACAAATACAGATATAACATCTGCATTTAGTTTAGAGCAATTAAGCCCTGCTATAAGTTATTTAACGACTACTATTTTAGATTCAGATCCATTATTAAGTACAGCTGCAGATATAGTTGCAAATATAGTTGATGGAAACATTGTTTCTACACCAATTTTAGATTTTAGTCAATTAGTAAATATTAATAATAATCAAAATATTACATCATTAGTATATACTCCACTTCCAGATGTAATTACATCAAATTCTTCATCTGATACATATGCAAAATCTACACATGGTTCAACAGTAGATGTATCTCCTTCATTAACTCAGCCTTCAGATATTACATTTAATTATAAAGGCTTTGAACCAACACATAGATTTGCTGGACAATATCCATTTGTTCATACTCATAAAACTGAGTCTGGTCATGTTATGGAGCATGATGATACTCCAGGTGGTGAACGTATATTGCAATACCATATGTCTGGAACATATGATGAAATGCGTCATGATGGAAGTCGAATTGCAAAAACATCAAATGATAACCTTGTTGTTGTTGATGGTGACAACAAACTTTGGGTTGAAGGTTCTGGAGATGTTTATGTAAGAGGAAACATTAAAGTTATATGTCTAAATGATGTTCATATGGAAGTTGCCGGAAGATTTGAGCTTAATGCTACAGAAGAAGTTAGAATTAAAGGCAAATCTATTCAATTAGAAGCATATAATGGTAATACAAACATTTATACTTCAGGAAGTCTTAACTCTTTTACTGGGGTCGATACAAATATATTAACAAAGGGTGGAACTTATATTACTGCGCAAAAAGAATTTGATGTATTGACACAAGGTAAGGCAAATATTCAGGCTTTGCAAGATATTAATATTAAAACTGACGCACTTGCGTATATGACTGCATTAAGTGGAATGAATTTATTAACTAATGGTGTTGCAAACTTTACATCACAAGATGATATGAATATATTAACCAATGGAACTGGATATTTTAGCGGTTCAGGTGATATTAACCTCAATGCAGGCGGTGATTTGAATGAACAAGCAGCAGGAGCAGTAAATATTGATGGATCGTCTGTAAATCTAGATGGTGGTGGAAGTGCTGGTTCTGCATCATCTGCAAGTCCAGCAGGAACAGCAGTAAAGGCACAAATGGCAATAAAATCTGGATTAGATACTGGTTATAGTAGAGATCAAAGTGCTTCTGTAGAGTCTGTAGTAGAAGAATTACTACAGGGATCTTGTGATGATCCAGAACAATTTAGAAAAAATGTTTCTGCTGCTGTTGCAAATGGTAAAATTACACAAGATCAAGCTAATAAGATCTTAGATCCTTCAAATACACCTCAAGCAGCAAGCGCAGCTGATACTACCGCAGCAAATGCAAAAATTAATCCAAGATCTACTTCAGCAGATGATATTGCTGCCTTACCAGATTCTTCTATTGGCCCAGGTTTAAGACTAAGTGAACACTTTACATTAGCTGATTTGACTGTAAAGGCTACTTTCTCGCATGAACTTGTACCAAATCAAGGATTATCAAAGGCAAAACTTGCTTCTAACTTAGCATTGGTTGCAAGAAACTGTTTAGAACCTATTAATGCAAGATGGGGTCCTATTGGAGTCAATTCTGCATTTAGACCAGAGTCAGGAAAGAGTCAACATAATACCGGACATGCTATCGATGTAACTTATGGTCTCAGAAGTCAAGATCCACAAACAGTATATCAGATTGCACAATGGATTAGAGATAATGTTCTATTTGACCAATTAATCTTAGAATATGGTAGAACACAAATCTGGACACACATTTCATATGATGCATCAAAAAGACAACAAAGACGAGATATCAGAACTTGCCCACATCCAAGCGCAAGTGAGTATCCATCAGGTTTAATCGTGTATAACTGGAAACCAGGAGCTGCAGGAAATGGCTAATATTGCAAGATTAGGAGACACATCGAGTCATGGTGGGCATATTATTAGTGCATCTGATAATGCAACTGCTGATAATATTGGAATTGCTCGTACTGGAGACCAACACTCGTGTCCTATAGATGGTCATGGAACCACATCTTTGATTGGAACTGGACGAGCTACTGCAGATGGAAGACAAGTTGTTCGTGTAGGTGATAGAGCCGGATGCGGAGCAGTTATCACATCCGGCTCACCTAATGTAACTAGTGGTTAAAATACTTTTCTAAGCTGTAAATTCACATAAAAATTAGTTGCTGTCGATGTTACAGAAAGATTTCCTGTATTAAGAGCAGTTAAAGGCAAACCGTGTGCGCTATAATCTGCTTGACCGCTATTATTGAATATAGCAAGAGTGTTTGCATCGCCAGAAAGCTTAATATATCCGCTATCTGCACCCCAAAATACACGTGTAATGGTGAATCCTGTAAGAACTTCTGCAGGAGATGATAGTGCTACATTACTTACAGAGTTATTTCCGGCAACTACAAGCGTAGTATTCGATGTAAATGTGATTCCAGCTGTCTGAAATGGAATATTTGATGTAAATTTGTAAGCCATAGATCATCCTCTAGTTAATTTATTATATTTATAAAAGAAAAGCCCCTTACAATTAAGTAAGGGGCCCTCTTAAACGATCATTCTTATCTCTGGTATATTCTATTTATACACTTTGTAAATATTTCATGACATTTTCAGGAGAAGATTCACCATAAGGATCTTCTTCATAATTATGTTGCTTATTTGGTTCAATGAACCACTTCTCAATCTTGCCATTGTTGATCACAGCAGCATAGCGCCAAGACCTCATACCAAAGCCAAGGTTGTCCTTATCAACTAGCATATTCATGCCTTCCGTAAAGTGACCACTGCCATCTGGGATCATCTTTACACGTTCAATATTTTGTGACTTAGCCCATGCATTCATAACAAAAGCATCATTTACTGACACACAATAGATTTCATCAATGCCAAACTTGCCAAAATCAAAATGCATACGCTCATAACCAGGTAGTTGATAAGCAGAGCAAGTGGGTGTGAAAGCTCCAGGCAATGCGAATAGGATAACTCGCTTGCCACCGAAGTAATCAAAGCTGGTCTTGTCTTCCCAACGGTATGGGTTCGGACCATCAATGCTTTCATCACGTACTCGAGTCTTAAATGTAACTGAAGGAACTACTGATGGGGGATTTTGATAAAGCATGTTAACTCCATAAATAAAAATAAAAGGTTAAATTATGTATTCATTTACAAATTTCATTATAGAAAATACAGAAGGTCGTAAAGATCCAAAATCTAAAACGCTTCATGCATTTGATATAGATGAAACTTTATTTGCACACGATCCTTCAAAAGTAAGAATACATGTAAGAGATAAAAAGACTGGACAAAGAGTAAAATCTTTGACAAATCAAGAATATAATGTTCATAAGTTACATCCAGACCATGAATATGATTATAGTGAGTTTAAATCATCTGATGTTTTCAGAAAAAGTGCTCATCCTATTCGTAGTATGATTGCAAAACTTAAGGGTATACATAGACACAATAAGAATGTTGAATTAGTTACTGCAAGATCAGATATGGATGATCCTAAAGCTTTTGGTCAACACTTAAAAAAGTATGGTATTGATATTGGTAATGTACATGTTCGTAGATCAGGTAATCTTAAGATTGGATCAGCAGCTGAGAATAAAGCAGCTATGATATCTAGTCTTATTAAGAAGCATGGTTATAATCGAGTTCATCTTTATGATGATTCAATGGATAACCTTGAACACTTTCAAAAGCTTAAGCAGCAGCATCCAGATGTTAAGTTTCATGCTCACCATGTTCATCATGATCCAGAAACTGGACAAACTAAACTTACAACTTTTGAACCAGTATAGACTATTATACACCAGTTAGGAAGCAATGTCAACAAAAAAAGAGCATGAAGTTAAAGAAAATCTTGAAGTAGATGTATGGTATCCAGATCATCCACCTAGAACTATTTCAGAAACTTTTTCTTTATCACGAAAAAATATGATTGAAGATAATGCTAATGCATGTTGTTATATATGCGGAAGTAAAACTGATTTAGAACTGCACCATTTTATTATTGAATGGGCTTTTGCAGATGCTATTGACTGGGATAAAGTAAAAAAAATCTGCCCCGATTTTAACTGGGCAGATTTTAAGCAAGCATCAGATTTTGTAGATTCAGAATATAATATGCTAGTACTATGTCAAAAACATCATAGACTTAAAAATCATGGAATACACAATTTGCCGTATCCAATTTGGAAGATCCAGCAGCTTGTGCAGTCTGATTTTGTTCTGACTGAAGATTCATCTTCTTCAAAGCAATAATATCTGCTTTCATATCAGCAATAAAGTCTTGCATTACCTCAAGAATTTCATAAGCTTTATCATATTCATTATTCATTGCAAGATCAGCAAGTTGATAAACAACTTCTGTAAAATGTGACTCGATCTTTTCAATTTGTTGCATTACATATGTCCAGATTTAATAATATTATATGTAAGAAAAGACATTCCAACAATAAACCCCCAAAGCATTAAAGAAGCAAATATAGTTACAAAAAAAATCTTTATTCCAGTCCAATTAATTTTAATTTGATACTTAGATTTTTTCATATGTGTAACACTTTCTTTAATAAGCTTAACCATATAGGAAATGTCATGACTATACCCCTAATTTCATTTAGAATGAAAAAAAGTAATACGGTCTTCTTATTTATCTTGAAAAAGGGTATGTGACACCATCTACTGTAATGACCATAGAATCCCAATTACCAAGATTCAAGGCTTGAACTGCAAGACCGCCAGTTCTAAAATAGTGTTGAATCTTTAGCATTTCTTCTTCGAGATGGGTTTCATCCAGTTCACCTGTAGTAGAACCAACATCAAAACCATTAAGCTTAAACGTTACTGTAAAATTAACCATAATACTTCCTTAAATTAAAAAGATTCTTCAGGAGTCATTGTAACCCTATGCAACTTATAAGCTACTGGAGTATAACATTCCCAAGAATTATTTATAAACAGATAGTTATATGTAGATGTACAACCATACTTATTATATTCTTCCATATTCACATAAAGAGTCTGATTTTGATATCCCGGTTTACAATCTCGAGAATAAGCAACAATTACATTAGGCTCTGGATTAGAAATAGAATGACCATAACCAGAAGAAGGCTTCATAATAGGCTTAACTGCTCGAATATCTCCAAGAGACACAAGCTTCAATGCCATATCACGCGTCTTATAAATGATATTCAGAAGAGGAAGCATATCATCGGGGCTTCCATTTTCAGTACAGTTAATGGTTACAACAGTACCATCATCATGTTGAAACCCAATAGTGCAATTACCTTGATACCGCATTAGCAAAAATCTCCATCAAAAAAATAATAACCTTCATCATCTAGATATGTGCGCTTGTCAGGCGGGAATATTCCCCACTGTTTACTACTGGCTGTAGTATGATCAAGACCATCTTGTTTACGATCAACCATATCAAAGAAAGCTTGATGAGAAATAAATCTATTCTCTTCATCAATAATAGCACAATTCAGCAGCCGAGCTTCCCAATCGGCTTTAGTCTTACAGACTGAGCCATTGAATTGGAACTTCCAGCCATGACTGGACTTACCAATGTGCTCTAGTGTAGGATAGTGACCACAATGCGGACACCGCTCTTCGTGAATGAAATAATTGTTACCCATAATCAATCCTCTGTTGTTAATACTATATTAATCTTTTACGGTATTAATGTCAACAGTCTTTTCATAAGAAAAACACAAAGCGGTTGCAATAAAAGATATCATCATACCTAGACTACCAATAAGAGCTATGATAAGATCAAACATCATTGCACCATAGATAGCAAATCCAGCAAACATTCCGCTGATCCAACAAAATGCAAGAATCTTCTCGACTTGCTTATATGGAATCATAGATGATAAAACTACATCATTCTTCATCTTAGTATTTTCCAGATACCAATACAATTTGACAGATGTGTTCAAGACGCTCGATATGTTCAAAGGCCCGCCAAGGACTAGTGTCGATAGATACCACACCATGACCCTTGATACCTACGATATCATATGCTATATTGCCGTGTTCATCTAGTTCTAGATTCTCATGACAATAGTCTGCGAGTTCTTGACTAATAGGTGGAACATCAGGTACATTAGGAGCAACGTGTGTATATCGACTAAGTTCTGGAAAATCCTTGGCCAGATCGCCTAGTTCAATACCTCTATGCATAGCAGCTACGCAATAAGTAGGATGAAAATGCACAACCACTCGAACATCATCTGCATGCTGTCCCATATTCTTCTGTAAACCAAAGTGAAGAGGAATCTCACCACTCGGTGTCAGATTAGAACTAATATCAGTATACTTTTCTTCTTCCCATGAAGATCCACGAATACCAATCTTCTTGAATTGGTCAGGTTGCAATGTTTGCTTACGGACACCGCTTGGAGTAATATAGAAATGATCTCGATCATGATGACGGATACTTACATTACCATCTCGGCTAGTAATCCAGTTCCGACGGTAAGCCTCGATCATAGTATCGCAAATTGTTTCTAGCACTATTCAATCCTACCTAGACGATGCATGATATTAGAAATCTTTCTAATCTCGGCTTCATTATTGATGATACTATTCATGTAGAAACCAAGAGCTCTCTTAATCAGAGTAATATCGGCAGTAGCCAAAGCTGCCCTAGGCCTTTCAGTCTGTGTCATTTAATATCCTCAATCTTATAAGTTGTAGTCGGAACTCGACCATCCATAGTATATGTACTAGAGTCAGAAAGATCAAGCTCTGGAAATTCTGACTTTACACCGCTATAGTTAGCTTGAAATGATGCAGCATTATAATCTTTAGCACTTATAATAAAAGATTCTCCATATTGTGTAAGCTTATACACTTTCATAGGAGTAACTTTATATCTCTTAAACTTGATCTTTTCTTTGAGTTGCTTTTTAGTGTCATTAAAAGAAAGAATCCTATTAAATTCTTCTTCAGGAAGAGTTGCAAGATTTCCCCAAGAAGCCGGATTAGTACGATTGAATTCTTTAAACATTTTCATTCTCTTCAAGTTGAAGGTCTAGATCAAAAAGATTACCAATTTCCATAATGATACGCTTATAGACTTCATCTCTATCATAATTAGTACCATCAAAGCAATGCGCAAATGGAGTCAGCTCAAGCTTGAGTTCATCATCAAAATATACATTTGCTCCTTGTGCATAAGATGGACCACACAATTCACAATCCATCGAGTCATATTGCCATTCAATCCGGATATGCATCTTTACTTTCTCTTGAAAAACAAACAGATCACTAAAATAATTATAATAAATTCAAGAAATATTGTCAATGGATTAAACACGACTGTGCTATAATAATTATTCACCACGGGTTCCACGCAGCAGCATTTACCAGTTTCACTGGTTGTCGGCGCACTAGGAGCCGCTGTTTTATGAACAGAGGAACGATGCTTATTAATCTGCAGAAACTGGTAAACCGTATTCTGTATAGACACAAATTGGTTCTGTTGTACTTCGGTGGTATTAACAGTTACATGCGGAGATGCCTCCACGGGCTTTGAAGCCAAAGGTGGAGGTGATTCCGTATTATACTGTACGATTGTGTCTTCATCCATAACAGTACTTGCAACGTAACTGCTAGTCCCAAGACTAGGTGGATGAGGTACATGAATATAATGTTGTTCCATTGTCTAATCCCAAAGAGCCATGAAGTATTTACCGAATAACTTAGTTCCATTATTGATACGAGCTAGATGCTTATCATATCCCTTGCGGTCAAATACGTGAGTATCATTAGGACCCTTTTGCATTTCTTCATGATTACCATCTTCAGTAGGTACCCACTTGATATCATGCTCACCGCTATGGAATTGATCCTCCCAAGTGCCTGAAGCAATTTCGCCAAAGGCAAAGATCATTTCACCTAGGATCCAATCCCAGCGAGCTTCATGATTTGCATCTGTGTCATATTCGTTTTCCTTTGGTGGAGCAGATGTTGACCGTAGATGTTTAGGCACATCCTTATCATCAGTGAATGGAGACCCATGCTTTGTCTTTTGTAGTTGTTGCAACATAGGAAGAATGATAACAGACAGTGTGTGATCAGTCGACCAAGTATCATAGTTATGAATCTTGACTTTAATCTTTCTTTGTCTCTTATTGTAGATATATTGACAGAAACCGGTCAAAGGCGTTTTTGATAGCCAAGACCCAATATTATGCCTCTTATCATCATTAAGAAAAGGAAGAAGCATATCCACAATCTGATATGGACCAATCCACTTCTTATATCGGCCAATATAAACTTTCATTCATCACCTCTATTCATCATCTTCTCATAAAGCTCTCTAGAGATCACAGGACCACGAGCCTTCTTATACTGCTCTAGTTGGGTTTCTAGTTCAGCGATCTTGTAGCTTTCTACAGCATCACGTAGTTCAAAGTTCTCCTGAAAAAGAGACTCAAGGTCTTGACTGGCTTGCCGTTCAATTTCATAATACCAGCGACCTGAAGGACTAGTTGCTCTCCATAGCTCTCGTGTTCTATTCAGTTTCATTGATACCTCCAAGGGCGGCGAGAATGGCGGCGCTGACATGCGACCCATAACCGTTATTGTTCCAAGCAACTGTTGCCCGTTCTACTGCCTCATCGCTCGTCAAGTGCTCCTTGACAGCAGCGAGGATGGCGTCGGCGGTCCATCCGGCGGGATAGCCCAGTTCGATAACGTCCTTGATCTTCTCTCTAAGCGTCATGTTACCTCCAAAGGCGCGGCGGGCTGTCATGCAATCTTGCAGTGTCAGCAACCTACGACCTCCCCTACCGGTATACAACTCAATTTGGTCAAAAGGACGGGTGTTGGCACCATGTGCCCATTCTTTTCGCGCTTCATCGTCAAGATGATTGTCATCATAGGCGTCAGCGATCTTTACTAAGGGCTCAATCGCCTCCCGCAGCCTCGCATTCTCTGCCTTGAGCGCCTCGACCTCTTGCCCTGCGCGGATCAACGCCTCCGTCAAATCCGTCTCGGTGACGATTGGTGTGTTAAATTTCATTCTCATAGTATTCCTCTTCGTTTCCATAATTCATAATAACATATCATGGAATTAATGTCAACTGCTAATGCACTCTAGTGATTTTCTCACAGCGATATCCAGCGACTTCACTGTGGCTCTTTTGAATATCAGAACCTACAGCAGCACACTCTTGGTATAGAGCAAATGAATGGTGCATCTCAATCACCCATGGACGATCTTTCATCAGTAGTATCAAAATAAACTCTATCATTAGATGCCCTTCATCTTTCCATATGCTAAACAGACACGTTTACCCGTTACAGGATCTGGTCCATCTAGTTGCCGATATTTGATAGGCAAGCGTCTATACTGAGCTAGAGCGTGACGCAGATCAGTAGTGTACACAAAGGTCTTGAATCCACGAGCATCACCGAAGCCATATGGACCAAACCACGGATGGAATCCACAACACATACTTCTGCCACCTACTGAATAGTTTTTCTTCACTAGATCCTCTTTAGGTTTTTGAAATGAGAACTACCAATACTCTTATCCCTAAACTTTAGCATTGCATGATCTTCAGCAATGGCAAGGATAGTGGCTTGGTGACCGTTAATTGTATGCACTTGGTCACCCACCTGAAGGGGCTGCTCTATCACTTCAATGGAGGTGATGGTGGTGTAACGGTCGTTAGTGTCGATACTCCAATCTGATGCGAACCACATGATGGTGTCTTCTGCATCTTTGATCGTCTCCTCAAAAGTCACCCTCACCCGATCACCAGGCTTGAGGCTCTTGATAGTATCTTCAATAGTCATATTCATAATCCCTAAACACATAACTCCAAATAGCAAAGATCATAATAAAACTCCAACATGTAGAAACAAACAATCCAACAACAGAACCAAACCGAATAAAATTAAAGAAGAT